CCGAACGCGTCTTTCAGTCCGTGCCCGATGTCGTCGACGAGGTGCCGGAACGGGGTCCAGTCCTGATAGAGCTTGACCGCACCGAAGCCGAGCGCCGCGCCGATCCCGGCGGCAGCGACGAACGGTGCGGCCGCACCGAGCAGCGGCACCGCTCCGGCGAGCAGCCCGCCGCCCTCCGCGACCCCGGCGGCGCCGGTCGCGAGCTCCCCGCCCTCACCGACAGCAGCAGCGGCGCCTCCGGCCCGGCCGAACAGCCCGGCGACACGCATCCCGGCCCGGCCCGCGAACGTCGTGTTAGCGCCCTCGACGCCGCGGATCCCGCGGGTGAAGCGGTACAGCCCCCGCACACCTCCGGCCATCGCCCGCGGCCCGACGCCGGGTAGCCGCCCGAACGGGGTCGGCAGTCCCATCCCGAGCGCGAGGAGACCGAGCGCGGTCCCCGCGCCGGGCACGAGCGTCGAGACCTTCGTCACGAGCAGCAGCAGAGTCGTCAGCGGCCCGATGAGGTTCGAGATCCCGTTGATCGTCTGCGCGAGCCCGCTCGACGCGCCGCCGCGAGCGAGCCGCCCGAGGTTCTCCGCGAGTGTCCCGATCAGGTGATTGAACGCGTCGGCGAGCGGGATCGCGTCGTGGAAGAACCGCTGGATCGACGCCTGCCCGGTGTCGCTGCTCGCCCACGCCTCGAACCGGTCCGCCATGCGGGTGATGCCGCCGCCGAGGTGATCGACCATCGGGGTAGCACCCATCAGGATGTGCACGAGCCCCGACCCGAACGCGCCGAGGACGTGGAAGATCGCCTCGGTGCGGGTCCGGACTCCGTCGAAGAACCGCTGCACCTTCTCCGGGTTCTCCGCGAGCCAGCGGTCGAGGCGTTCCGTCGCGTTCGCGACGTCGGTCGCGAGGCCCTGCACCATCCCGCCCGCGCCGATCGTGATGTGCCGCAGCGCGTCGAGAGTGTTGATCCCGGCGCCGCCGAGGGTGCGGATCAGCACCGCGTTCCGGGAGAAGATCGTGTCGAGGTCACCGCCCCAACCGGACAGCCGGGCGCTCGCCTGCTCGATGACATCGCCGGTCGCCTGCACCGTCTCGATCGCGCCGGTACGAACCTGCGGCAGCATCGTCTGCAGGTTGCCGATCGCTCCGCGCAGGTACGGCAGCCCGGCCTCTGTCGCGGCGTCCTTGATGTCACGCAGCTGATAGCCGACCCCGGCGACCTCGTAGGCGGCCTCCCGCGCTGCCGGGGTGAGGTGCATCAGCGCGGTCTGCGCCTGCGCCGACCCCGGCCCCATCGTCACGAGCGCCCCGGCGGCCTTCACGACACCGCCGGTGAGTAGCGCGACCCCGCCGAACGCGGACACGGCGGCGAGCCCGAGCGCCGGGAGCCCTCCGGCGAGCCCGATCAGCGGCGCGACCCCGGCGGTGACCCCGACGAGCTCCGCACCGAGCGAACCGACCGCGGCGGTCAGACCGGTGAAGAAGTCAGCGAGCGCGATCCCCCGCAGCACCTTGAACCCGGTCGTGAGCGTCTCGACGTTGCGGGCCGCGCCGAGGATCCGCCGACCGAGGCCCTGCACGCCCTCACCGAGCGCGACGTGCGCCGCCCGTAGGTCGTCCGCTGCCTTCTTCTGATCACGGTGCGCGATCGTCAGCAGGTTCTCGACCCGGGCGCTGTCCGCGCGGGTCAGGACACCCTTCGCCATGATCCGCTGCGCCTCGGCCTCAGCCTGCGCCGCCCGGTTGTCCGCGAGTCTCTTCGACTCTGTCGCCCGCTCGACCGCCGCGAGCTCACCCCGCAGCCGACCCGCGGCCGCGGACGACCGGTCGAGCCCGATCGCGGCGGCCTCACCGGAGGCGGCGAGCTCGTCGAGATCCCGGCTCGTGCCCTTCACCTGCGACGCGAGCTCACGCATCTTCGCCGAGATCGCGTCACGGAACTCGCCGTAGATCGTGACGTCGTCGTCGCCCGGAGGCACCGATCACCCTCCTCGCTGCGGTGTCGATTTCTTCGGCGGTCTCAGATCGTCCTGCACGATGTTGTGTGAGGCGGTCAGGAACGCCCGGTCGTAGTAGCTCGCCCGCAGAACCTCGCGAGGGTCGACCCTGAACGAGTAGCCGATCCGCGCTGCGTTGCGCGTGAGCGGCTCCTCCATCAGAGCTCGGACGAGCCGCTCGTAGGGTCGGCCTCCTCCCGCCTGACCGCGACGACGTCGCCGTACCCGGCAGCCGCGACGATCTTCTCCCCGGTGATCAGCACGTGCGCGTCGTTGGCGTACAGCTTGCGGATCGCGTCCGCGGTGCCCGCCGCCTGCAGCATGTCCTGGATGTCGTCGTGGTAGAACCGGCGGACCTCGCCGTGCAGCCGAACCGGCTGACCGTGAAAGCGGATCTCCCGGCAGGTGTGCGACATGACCGTCAGCGCGACGCTCATCGGGTCAGGGATCCCGGTCTCCGGGTCACGCGCCGCGGCACGCCACTCCTTCAGCTGCTCCCAGTCGAAGTCGACGGAGTAGACGACGCTGCAGCCCTCTAGCCGCGGCACGACGTACTCGACCGGTTTCGGCGCGATCCGGGCCTGCACCTTCGCCCGCAGCATGTCGTACGGGCTGCTCCCGGCACCGGACAGCCCCTCGCCCGGGTCAGCGCGGAGCGCGTCGCCCGGCTCAGGGGCCGCTATCTGCGGCCGGTCCTCTCCGCGCTCCTGCGACTCGGTCAGATCGAACGTCCTCGCTGTCACTGCACTGCCTCTCCGTTGGCAATCGGGCGGACCGCCCGATCATGCCATCAGGTAACAGCAGCGACGGTGAACTCGACCTCGAACTCGCTCGGATCGTCGCTCTGCGCGTTCGCGCCCGGCGCGCCGATCCGAGACAGCAGCGCGTCGGCGTAGATGTCCGGATCGCCGGTCGGGACGAGGTTCGCGTCCGCGGGCTGCACCGTCACCGTCGTACGCCACTGACCGACGAGCGGCTGATACCGCTTACGCAGCGGACCGTCGCGGGTCGCGTCGAAGTGCCGGGTCGCGACGACGTTGTTGGTGCTCGGCCGTCCGGCGACGAGGTCGGGGACGAGCGCACCGCCGTCGTACACCTTCTGCACGTTCGCCTGCACGTCACCCCCGGTCCGCGACACGAAGTAGCCGGGCCACCCCGCGACGCTGATCAGGAACTGAAACTGCGACGACTTCATGCGGGTGCCCTCTCTAAACCGCGGCCGCGAGGCCGACCTCGATGATTGTCAGCTGGATCAGGCTCGCGGCCGGGGACGGGCGGATCGCGACCTGCACCGCGGCGCGCTGCTGCTGCAGCGAGGCGACCGGGTTGACGCTCGGCCCGACGTTCACCGAGTAGCCCGGGTCGATCTGTGTCGTGCCGTCCGGCGCGAACTTCTCGAACACGCCTCCGGCTACCCGGATCGGCTCTAGCAGCCCGACCATGATCGCTGACAGGCGGGCGAGGAGGTGCCCGCGCCCGTCGATCGTGTGGAACACCTCGGGGCTCAGCGCGGCCTTCCCGGCGACCGCGATGTAGTTCATCAGCGACCGGTTCTTCAGCCAGTAGTAGTCGGTCTCGTCTGCCGACAGCGACCGGCCGCCGTAGACCTCGGGCACCCCGCCGATGTCCCTGATCACATTCACCCGCAGCGCGTCGAGCTCGTCGGCGGTCGCGTCATCGAACGGGGAGTCGATGCCGGTGACATACTGCGCGGTCGCGATGTCTCCGGCGGCGACACGCCACGGACCGTCCTGCTCGTGAGCTCGGTTGCGGGTCGCGGCGACGAACCCCTCCGGGCTGATCGCCTTGGTCGACCCGACGCCGGTCGGGATGAGCACCCAGGGGGCGTAGAGACCCAGGTACTCCGCGCCGACGGTCCCGGCGAAGCCTGCTGCGGCAGCCTCTAGCGTCGCCGCGGTCGCGCCCTGCGCGTCAGCGAGGATCCCGACCCGGTTGTTGTCGACGCAGTGCTGCAGGATGCCGGTGCGGACCGCCTCCGACGTCGAGCCGGGCACTGACACGGCACCGTCACCGAGACCGGCGCCGAAGCTTGCGAGCGCCGCGACCCGGGTCGCGTCAGTGATGTTGGCGCGGTCGTCGGTGCCTGCGGTCGTGAACGCGACCGGTGCAGGGTCGACAGCCGGGTTGTTCGCCGGGGCGACGGACGCGGAGCCGAGGTCGGTCGCGACGACATAGACGCTGCTCTGCAGCACCTGCACGGCCTGCGCCGGGGTCGTGAGGTTGTTGTAGTCCTCGACGACGGCGCCGTCGAGGAACACGGTCAGCCGGAAGCTGTTCGGGTCGTTGCCTGCCTGGATCTGCGTCGTGACCCGCGTCGCCCACGCACCCGGCGAGGCGGCATCGAGACGCAGCGTCGGCACCGCAGCGGTGTCGGCGATCGTGCGGGTCGCAGTGGTCGCACCCGGCCCGACGACACGAGCGACGAAAACCCGGGCGCCGCCCTCACGGAAAAACGTGAGGATCTGATCGGACAGGGTGTCATACGGCGTCGGGTCACCGAGGAGCCTGGAGTAGTCCGCCGGGCCGCGGATCTCGACCGCGTTGACCGTGTCCCCGCGCTCGGTGACACCGGCGACGAACCACGTCCCTGACGGCGCGATCAGCGGCGCGGAGCGGCCGCCCCGCGGGGCAGTCGTGACGACAACACCGGGCATGAGCTACTCCTTCGCCTGGTCAGCAGCGGCGGCGCGCCGCGACGTCTTGTCCGGCGCTTTCTCCGGCGGCGCGGCCGGGACCGGCACGTCGGTACGGACCGCGAGCGCCGCACGCAGGTCCGAGATCGACAGGTCACCTGCACCCACGACACCGGCCTCGGCCGCAGCCGCGGCGAGGACGTCCTTGTCGTGGACATTCGCAAGCTCGTCCGCACGGCCGGTGATCGTCTCGGTGCGCGCGACCGCGGCCTTCGCCGCCTCCGACGCCTCCGAGCCCTCCGGCAGTTCGGTCTGCACGAGCCTGCCTGCGTCGAGCGCCTCACGGACCTGCTCGAATGTCGTGTCGACGGTGCCGTAGTCACCGCCGTGCACGACCCGGCCCTCACCGTCGACGGTGATCGGACCCGGGGTCGTGTTGTAGGCGGTCACGTACATGCTCTAGCCCCTCACTCGTCCACCGGCGGCAGCACCGACAGGTCTAGCTCGACGCTGATGTCACTCGACGCCGCGACGGTAACAAGAGACACCCGGCTAATGCGCTCCTCCACGCGAACTGAGAAGGCGGATCTGCCCGCGATCGTGAACCGCTGCCCCTTCGCCGGGAGCGGCGCGCCGTACACGTCGCGGTAGCGGTTCTGCAGCACGCTCATCGGCGGGTCGAGGCACAGCGGATAGCCGAGGAGCGCGACCCGCATCGCGGTCTGCAGATCGTCACGCACGTCGACCGCGGCCTGCCTGCCGTCGACGTTGACCCACACGTACGCCGACGCCGAGTAGGTCGTGAAGTAGACGACGGAGTCGTAGTCGTCGGTGTCGATCTCCGCGAGAGAGGTCTCCGACTCCTCGCACACCGCGTTGATCACCGGCCAGCGGTCGACGGGATGCCCCTCGAAGGGCCACCACGAGTCGTCCGGCGGGATCACCGCGTCGCTGTCCGGCCCGGCCGGAGGGAACGCCTCCGGGTCGTTCCATTGCTCCTGCAGCTGCGGCACGAGCGCCGGGAGGTTGCCCTGTAGGTGCGCGATGATCTGATTGCGGACGTCGCGAGCTCCGCGGGTCGTGACCCGCGCGGGCACGACGAGCGGGACGCCGCCGTCACCGGAGCCGGGGAAAGTCACACAGCACCCCGCACGATCCAGCGTCGTAGATGCGCCGACGCGGCCTCGACGAGATCCGGGGTCCGCCGCACAAGCGGCCGGGCGGGCATGAACCGGGTGCCGTGCTGCAGATAGTACGGGTACGGAGCGCCACGTCGTGACCGCACGTTGGTGCCGAACTCACCGGAGTGATCGGTGACCCGATCGACGCCGAGCGGCCGGTGCGTCATACTCGCGAACAGCACGTCAGTCAGGCGCAGGATCGGCTGCCCCGGGAAATGCCGGGCCTTCCACGCGGCGTACCGCGGTGACAGCGGAGCCCACACGTCACCGGTCAGCCGGACGCCCTGAGAGTCGAACTGCTCACGGAACGCCGCGGTGACGTCGTCACCCCACCGGCGCCACGCCGGGGAGGTGTCCTCGGCCCGCTCAGCCATCGCGAGGAGCTCCTCAGCGCGGCGGGTGAGGTCGCTGCTGCGGAAGATGATCGCGTTCGTCGACGGCATCAGTACGTCGCCGCCCGCGCGTCGCCTGCCTCGCCGTACCCGCCGGTCGAGTAGACCCCCGGCCCGACAGTGCCCGGCCCGTAGGCCGGTCCCGCCTCCGGTCCGTACGGCCGCGGCCGGGAGAACACACCACGGCGGCGCCACCGGGAGAACCGCTTGAGTTCGGCGGCCTGCCAGCCCTCCGGCAGCGGATCCGGCTGCCTGCCGTCGAGACCCGCCGTCGAGCGGGTGTCATCATGCTTGTTCTGCATTTCCCGGCTCGACACGCGCATGATCGCGAGCTTCGCCTGATCCAACGGGCCGGGCGGCAGCCCCGGCGTGTAGCTCACGAAGTAGCCGGACCCGTCGATCACGTCGACGGTCAGCCGGATCTTCCCGTCGCGGGTGAACTCGTACGTCACCGGGTTCCCGGCCGAGTCGCTGACCGCGGTGACCGCGGCGACCGGCCAGATCTGCGTGAGCAGCCGAGGCCGGTAGTCGACAGGGTTGTCGTACTGCGCGGCGGTGACATACGCCCGCTCCGCGACGATCGGTGTGTCGTCGAGGATCGGACCGCCGAGGTAGGTCTCTAGGTCGCCCTGATTCCCCGACAGGACGGTATCGACGATCGACAGCGCCGCCGGAGGCAGCACGATCCCGCTCATGTAGGCGACGAGCTCGTCGCTGCTGACCACAGCGGTCATGACCTCACCGTAACCGCGCTAGAGACCGAGCTCGACCTGCCGCGCTGAGCAAGCGGGCCGGGGACTCGGAGGTCACCCGGCCCGCCTCTCGACTCAGCTGCCCGCGCGGGCCTGCCGGTCGGCGTGCGCCTGCAGCGCCGCCTTCGGCACCTGCTGCCCCTTGTGGTACAGCAGCCGCGTGATCGTCTTGTCGGGTGCACCCGGAGCGGGGAAGTGCTCGTAGATGTCGTGCCCGACCGTGACGGTCGTCGCCTCCGAGGTGTCCCCGACGCTGCCGAGGTCAACGTCCTCGGCGTCCGGGCCGACGCCCTTGGTGAACCGGAGGCCGCGCTCAGCCTCGGCCGGGGGCCGCGGCTTGGTGTGCGCCTCGGTGTAGCGGCGGACCGCCTCCGCGTGCTCGTCGAGAGCAGCCTGACGGTCCTTGTTCTCGCCGGGGTCGCTCGGGGCCGCGGCGGTCTTCTGCGCCTTCTTCTCTGCCATTGCCTGCCCTCTCGGGGTCTCGTGTCCGTCCTCGGTCGCTGCTCGGGAGTGGCCCTCCGGTCGGGCGGGATCAGGCTCCGGGGAAGGTGAGCCTGAGCCGCCCGACCGTCCGGCTCAGCTGAAGAAGCCCTTGACGAAGGACTCCGGTCGGCCGACCTCCAACGCGACGCGCTCCTCCGCGCGGATCGCGATGGCGTTGCGGTCGAACACGTCGCGGGTCTCGGTCGAGATCGCGATGTTCGCCTGCTCGCGGTCGTAGAGCTTCGCCCCGAGACCGAACGCACCGGCGAGGAACTGCCCCTGCGGCATCGCCGGGGTCGTGACGACCGACGTCGCCCAGACCTGCTTCTGCGCGCCGACCGCGACGTTCTGGATCACGAGGTAGGAGCCCTGCGTGTTCTTCGTGAGCTCGATCTGCTCCCAGTCGAACGGGTGGAACACCACGCCGGTCGGCTCGTAGTAGGCGAGCATGACGCGGGTCAGCGCGCGGCGGACGGCGTCGACGTAGGTGTCGGGGATGCCGCCTGCGGGCGGCACGTAGTCGCTCATGTGGTAGACCTGAATGCCCGAGACATTCAGGATCCCGAGCACGTGCGCGCCCGTGCCGTCGCCGGAGAGGATCTCGGCGTCCTCCGCGAGCCGGAGCCCGTAGAGCATCTCGCCGTTGATCGTGTCCTGCAGGCGAGGCTCGTCGTCGAGGACCGTCTTGCTCACGTCGATCGTGTGAGCGATCGTCCGCACCGGCGCCTGCTCCGGTGTGTACGTCAGGTCACTCGGCGGCTTCAGACCGAACACGTCGGTCGGGTCGCCGGTCGCGGCAGTGCCGTCCGCAGCGGTCCGCTCGGCGACGACCCGGGCGTTGTTGACGAACCCGGTGCGCCGGACGTACTCGATGAGGTTGGCGTTGGTCCCCGCGTTGGGGAACAGGTCGCGGATCCGGACCGTGCGGTAGGCCGGGATGATCAGCCCGTCGTTCTGCTGCGAGCCGAAGCTCGGGACAGTCTGCGTGCCGCCGGAGGCGGTGTAGATGTCCTTCTGCTCCATCTCGAACAGACGCTGACCGCCGTAGCGGCCGAGGTTGCGGGCCTTGACCTCGAACGGCCGGGACTGCGAGCCGCCCATCGTGCGGTACTCCTTGAGCACCTCGGAGGCGCTGAACGCCTCACCGAGGGTCTTGAAGCCGCCGAGCGGGTCGAGGCCCTTGGTGCCGCCCTCGCCACCGGCGGCGGCGTGCGCTGCCGCGGCGTCAGCGGCCGCGGTCGACCCGCCGCCTGCAGCACCTGACAGGAAGTCGCCGATGTCGACGGTCGCTTCGAGGTCGGAGATCATCCCGCGGATGTCTTTGCATTCGCCGCTGATCTTCCGGAACTCGTCGCGCTGCTCCGCGGAGACGACGACGCCGCCGTCCTCGATCTTGAATGCGGCGGTGATCTCGTCGAGACGTGACTTCTTCTCGGTGAGCACGCCGGTCAGTTCCTTGATACGGCTCTTTACGTCAGTGTCGGGCACGGTATGTCCTCCGTGGTCCGGCCCCGTGCTCGCGCTAGGGGACCCCTGCGTTGTCGCCGCCACCCCGGTCAGTACCGGTGTGGTCCGGTTGATCGGCAGGCTAGAACCGCGGGAGCGTGCTTGTCGCGTCCTCGCTACAGGTCGGCGAACAGCGCCTCGGTCGCGAGGAGCTCCGCCTCGGGGATCAACGACTTGCTGCCCGGCCCGTCGACGGTGGCGTTGGCGTCCGGCGCGGTCGACGGCTCGACGTTGGACAGCTGCAACCCGAGGTCGCTCATCACCGACGTCAGCGCCGCGTGCGCAGTCTTCAGCTGCTGCACCTGCCGCGGCTTCAACCCGGGTGCGGTGCCCCCGGAGATCGTCTCGGTCAGTGCCTTCACCGCGAGGCCGATGCCCTGCAGCGGCACGCTCGGGCCGGTCAGGTCAGCGGAGACGTCGTCGGTGTCCGGGACGATCGAGACGACCTTGTCGACCGGGGTCGGGGTGCCGAGAGTGACCGCCCCGTCGTCGTCGACGACGTAGGGGATCTGATAGCTCTGCTGATCGGTGACCGGGCCGGAGTAGTCCGAGACTGTCGCGACGCAGTAGTCAGCGAACGTCGCGTCGAGGCTGACGTACCCCCGGACCGAGCTCGGGCCGGATGTCGCGTCATCATCCTCGTCGGGTAGCAGAGCGTCGTTCAGAGCGCCCTGCAGCTGCGCCTGCCGCTCCTCGACCGATCCCGGCAGATACGGGTAGATCTTGCCCTCGATCGCCTTGGAGTCGCTCGTCCACTCATCCGGGAGCCGGTCGGTCGCGCCGAGCGCCTTCGCCCGCTTCTTGATGTGCCGCTTGACCTTCTCGTACCGGTCCGAGCCTTTCTTGCCCGCCCGGCCGATCGCAGAGACCGCATTGTCGAGGTCGTCCTCGTTCTCGATCGGGAACGACCCGTCCTCCATCGCCGCGCCGCTCTTGGCGAGCTCCTCACGCCGAGCCGCGGAAAAGTTCTTCTTGACCTCGGTGACGGGCGCGTCGTCGTAGCCGCGGGTCATCAGATCGAGCGCGGTCAGCAGACCCTTGCTGCCCCACTCCGCGTCGTCGTCGTCGTCCTGCTCGATCGCCTTACTGCCGCCCGCCTTGGCGAGCTTCGCGCCGCACTCGGCGCACCTGCCGTCCTTGACGCCGCTGTGCGACTTGTCGACCGGGCACGGCAGATAACCGCCGGGCATCGCCTTCTCGCCGGAGCCGCCCTCATCCTCGCCTTCGTCCTCGGTCTTATCGCCCGCGGTCTTATCGCCGCTCTTGTCATCGCCGTCGGCGTCGTCTCCGTCACCGGCGTCGCCGTCGGCCGGGGCCTCGGCGGTCAGCGGCAGGTCGACATGATCCGGCTCGGAGACCTCCGGCAGCGCGTCGACGTCCGTCTGCTCGACCGGGCCGTGGATGAGCTCGACCTTCCCGTCCGGGTGCCGGTGAAGCATCGCCCGATCCGCCGAGAACAGCAGCGCGCCGCCGTCCGGCATGTCGACGGTGTCCGCGATCTCCGGCATATCCGCCTCGTCGACGAACACCGGGTCGTCGACCTCGACGTCACCGAGCTCGCTGAGGTCGACGACGTCCGCGAGCGACATCCCGGCACGCTCCGCGACCTTCGCCGCCTTGGTCTCCTTCGCGCCCTTCTTCGCCGCGGCCTCCGCCTCCTCGACCCCGGGAGCGTGACCGGGCCAGCCGCCGGTCGCCCGCTTGTGCAGGTTCGCGCAGTGCCCCTTCACCTGCTCCGGGTCATGGATGTACTTGCTGAGCAGCGTCGTGCACCGGTCGAAGTCACCCGGCACACCCCACCGGATCTTCGCGGCGCCCGCGCCCTCCGTCCAATACCGGTTGAGTCGCTCGGTCGACGCGACATCCCCCGGTGTGACCTCACGGCCTGCGACCTTGGTCTCGGTGACGAGCGGCTCGGGCACGGCTCCTCCTGCTGCCGACAGCACGTGTTCGCGGTCACGGTAACCGCCGGGCCGCCCGGGAGTCGCGCGCTCAGAGCCGGACGCGCCGCTCCCGCCGCATCGCCGACGCCTTCGTCCCGGCTAGCTGCAGCGTCCCGGACAGCGACGCCGCACCGAACAGCACCGGCCCGTACTCGAAGCAGTCCCACGAGCGGATATGCCGCACGCCGTCGCGGGTCCGGTACGCCTTACCCGGCCGGATGTTATAGCCCACACTCCATTCGGTTTGAGGACCGAGCGGACCCTCGTCGAAGAACCGCACGTTGGACAGCGCCTCGCTGCCGGGCTGCGTCTTGGTGTTGAAACGGGTCGCGACGAGCAGCCCTCCGGCCGCGGCGGGCCACGGGTCGCCGAGCCGGGTCGTCTCCGGGAGACGCCTGTCACCCGGCAGGAGCTCCTCGATCGCCTCCGTCCGCGACACCCACACATCCCAGTCGTGCGACCAGATGCCCTTCGGGATCCGCAGCCGCAGCGTCTCGGCGTACACCCCCGGCTCCGGCAGGTCGTCGACCTCGTCGATGACGCCGGTGACCGAGACGAGCGCGACGACGAGATCGTCGTCGATGTCGAGGGTCAACCCGCCGGTCTTGCGGTCGAGCGCGACGTCCGGCGGGGTGTCCGGTGAGCTCGCCCACGTCAGCCGGGAGTCGTCACTGCCGGACTGATACAGCAGCCGCGGGGTGCCGCCCGGCGGCGCGACCGCACCGAGGACCGCGTCGGCTTTCGTCTCTGTCACCCGCCGCTCCGGCTCGATGACCGTCAGGCGGCTCTTCGTCGACAGCCGCTGCGCGATCGGTGCGGGTGCGCGCAGGCTCTCGGCGTAGGCGACCGCCTCGTCGCGCAGGATCTTCCGCTCCTGCTCGGCGTAGGTGCGCCGGAGCACGGCCCGCGCCTCTTCCTCGCTGTCACAGCCCGACGCCGCATGAACCTCACTGATCGTGAGGTACCGCTTGCCCTCCGTCGCGACGAGCCCGTCGGCGAACGCTCCGCGAGCGGCTGCGTACTCGACGAGGCTCTTCCCGCCTCGCTTCATGTGCCCCGGGTGCTCCTCGGGCAGCAGATCCGGGTCGGGGCCGTGCCCGTCACCGGCGAGCGCCGCGAGGTGAGCTCGGACCCGCTCGATCGCGGCCGCGCCCCGGCCGGTGCCTTTCGCCCGCCGGTAGCCGCGGGAGTAGACCTTGCGCAGGTCGTTGATCGTCGCCTTGCGGGTGTCGTCGTCGCCGTGTACCCGGTTGTGAGTTCGCCGTAGCTGCCGTAGCGCCATCTCAGCGCCCGGGCTCGCCGGAGGAGCGTCGCGTTGGATGACGGAGAAGGCCGGGACGGTGATCGTGCCGCCGGAGAATGTGCCGACACCGGGTCCGGGTGGCGGCCCGGAGGTGACCCCGAGGTCCTTCTTCTCTCGGGCCGGGACGACGCGGGTGTAGCGCGACAGCGGCCCCCTGTCGGTGTTGACGGTGCCGCCGCCGCCGGAGCCGCCGGTAGCACCGGTCGAGCCGGTGACCGTCACGGTCTCCCCGTCGTGCGGGTGCCCGTCGTGCCGGACCGTCACCCGGTCCCCGACGGCGTGCACGCCGATGATCCGGCTGCCGTCTGAGGACGGCTCAGGCGTCGGTGTACGACGCTGACGGGTGTCGAGGACGGTGAACTGAGCTCGCGCGGCCTTGCCGCTGCCGAGCACCTCGCGGTGCACGTGCAACCCGTCAGCGAGTCGCCAGTGCATGTCGGGTGCCTTCTCGGCCTTGTAGGTCTCTCCGTCGCTGACGCGGGGGGAGTCGACCTGCGGGTGCAGCGCGACGCCGTGCTGCTCACCGTCGACGGTGAAGTGCACACTCCCGGCGCGCAGCGGCGCGGTGAACTGCCCCATGCGGGTGCCGTCGCCGACGTCGTCACGCATCCGGACGGCACCGGCGTCGTGCCGGACCTCAGTCGCTCCGTGGAACGGGTGCGGCGGGTCGTGCTCTACCGTCGTCGTTTCGGTCGGGGTTGACTCTGCGGCCTGCAAGCTCTCTCCGGCGGCCTGCGAGGTCTTGTATCGGTCCGTCGGGTGCCGGACGATCCCGATGGCCCGGTGTGTCCCGTCGGTCTGCTGCTCGACGTTGTAGTGCGACAGCGTCCCCTCGACCGGCTCGCCGGTGAACCGGTCCCGGCCGGTCACGTGAGAGCCGGGTGCGGGGGCGTCCGGGTGCAGCCGCTGCGCGAAACGATGCCCGGACGCTCGCGACTCCTCCTCGGTGACGGTCTCAGTGTCGCCGGACGGCGGGCGCTCTCGGTCCGACGGCTTGTGTAGCGCGACCTCCGAGGCGCTGACGCTCTTGTCGATCGTGCCGGAGAACGCGCCGGAGCGGTTATGTCCGCGGGAGACGTTGATGTTCCCGTTCGGGTAGACCCCGGTGACGGTCCAGGGCACGCCTCCCGCACCGGCTGCGAGGCGCACCTGAGCACCGACCCAGAACTCCTTGCCCTCACGGTCCTTCGCGACCGTGCGGGACATGCCGGTCGTCAGCGGCAGCTGCTGCCCGTCCTCGCCGAGGTGCGGCGGACGGATCTCGGGTGTGCTGAGACCCTGCCGGGCGCGTGACGCGAGATCGCGGCGGGCGGTCTCTACTTGCCGGGTCCAGGCGGATGCCCGCGCGATCGCCTCCCGCTGCGTGCTGTGATCGCTGACCCGCTCGGAGGTGCCGTCCGCGTGTTCGACGATGACGGGGTAGCGGCCTCGGTCGGTCTTGGCGCCGACCGAGTAGGGGCTGCGGGCGAGGTCGCCGCCGGTCGGCGTGACCTGCGTGTGCCGGGAGACCACACCCTGATCGGTGACTGTGCCGCCTCCGCCGCCAACACCGCCGGTCGCGCTCTGATGCCCGAGGATGCGGAGGGTCTCACCGTCGCGAGGGTGTCCCTCGTGCCGGATCGTCACACGGTTGCCGACCGGATGCACGCCGATGATCGTCGTCTTGGCAGGGGGCGGAACGGGAGGCGGAGTCGGGGTCTCACCGCGGCGCAGCGCCTCACGTCGCGCGTCGCGATGCTCTCGGCACTCGGTCCCGCGGCGGCCGCCGGACATCGTCGGGAACTTGTTGAGCTCGTGCTCGGCCCCGTCGACGCGGCAGCGGGCATGCGTCTGCCCCGGCGCCGGGAGGAATCCCGAGACGTGAGCGACGACATCCTTGCCGGACTGAGCGGCGCTGCCGGAGTGTGCGAACTCTCCGCGCACGTCACGCGGGTGCAGGTGCGGATCCC